GGACGACGTCTTCATGTCGTTTCAGCGTCAGAGATTTCGCCACCCCCTCCCGTCAGAGGGACCAGCGGCGACGCTTCTTCGCTCGGCTCTTGTTGCCACGCACGGCGGCCGTGCCTCTGTTGCATGGGCGGCACTCAGGGCCGCGGTAGATCGTCTTGTCGTTGTCGTCGTGGCCTAGGTCCCAGGGCTGGTCAGGTGGCAACCACTTGCGGCATCGCCAACAGAACGCTTGCCCCGCCTCAACGATCGGCACCCACCGCTTGCGCTCTTGCTGGTGCGCGTACCGATAGCGCGGGTCACTCACTTGCCCCGCGCCAGCAGCTCGTCGAGCACGGCGTCGATCCGCTCGTGAGCCCGCGCGTACTCAGCCCCACGCGTCACGGTGAACCCTTGCCGGCTCAGGCGCATGGCCTCGGCGTTGAGGATGCCGATGGTCTCGGCCAGGTCGGCGCGGGTGTCCTCGTCGGTCACCCTGACGACGGTGGTCACGTGTCCGCCTCAACGCCGAAAGCGTCACGCCACAGGTGCATCGCCTGAGCGCGAACCTCGGCGCACGCGTCGGGGAAGTCGTCGTCCAGGTGCAGCTCCACCTCGAAGCCCGTCCCGTCGGCGAACTCCTGACTGATCCGCGCTGTTGCCATGACGACCTCGATCCGCGAAGGGGGTGCCGAGAAAGCGAAAGCCCCGGACCGGTGTGCGGTTCGGGGCTTGGGGTCGCAGCATGGCTGCAACTTGTGGTGACAGCGTACCCCATCGCGGGCTCAGATGCCTGTCATCCAGCGGCTTTCGCGTTGCCGTACTCCGCTGCGACGAGCATCGCGTAGACGGTGCCGAAGCGGAACGTGGCCTCGTCGCTGAACGATGACGCCTCCTCCAGCCTGCCGCGCTTGGCCCAGGCGTTGATCCTCTTGCGGACCTGCTCGCGGTCAGCCTTGAGTCCCAGGTAGGTGCTCAGCCGTGCGATCTCGGCGGCGGTGCAGAGCCGGTCGTCCAGCTCGTCGAGCAGCCGCTTGCGGATCACGTCGGCCTTGACCGGGGTGTCGCAGGTGTCGCACCTCGCCCACGCTGACGACGGGCTGCCGTGCATGTGGCCGGCGCACTCGTCCTCTTCGCAGTTGCCGAGGAACTGCCGATCGGCTGGACGATCCACCACCCGGCGACAGTGAGCCACGGCCGAGACGATCTCCTCGACCGCGTCCGGTCCGATCTCGTTGAGCGCGAGTCCGTCGACGCGCCAGAGCAGCCACCGCGACAGGGCTCCCAACTCGTCGGCGGGCAGGCCGTGGTGAGGAGACTGGTTCCGCACGCCCTCCTGGTCGCAGTAGAGCGCCCAGGAGACGAGCAGAGCCTTGAGGTGGCCCCGAACCTCAGCGGCGCCCCACTGGACCGGAGACGGGCGCTCAGAGGGCTTCTTGGCACCCTTGCCGCCCGTCGCTGCCCGGTAGTCGACACCCTTTTGGCGAGTGACGGTGACCTCCAGCTCCTCGGCGAGCCAGGGCACGTCGCCGAGGGCCTTGCTCAGGTCGTCGCCGCAGGTGTCGCAGAAGTAGCCGTCGTCGCGGGCTGGTCGTCCGCAGCGGCACTCGTTGGTGGTCATCGGCCGCTCTCCTGCTCGTCGCCAAACCACTCCCCGTCACTGGTCATCGATCGCAACTCCACGTTCTCCGGCGCGCGCAAGATCGCGTAGACCAGATCCCGTGGCGCGTTGCACGTCTCCTTCGCGTCTCGCAGCAGTTCCACCAGCGCCTCGATGCCATTCGGTGGAACGGTGCCGCCGTGGGCCAAGATCTCGGCAGCCTCGCCGCACCTGTCGTTGAAGCTCATGAGGTCTCCTGCTCGTCGTCGGGGTTGGTGCTGCGGGTGATCGCGTGCTGGAACCAGAAGTCGGCGCCGCCGAACAGGTAGTCGTGCTTCTGGATTCGCCGACGCCAGACGGGACGCAGCCAGCGCCAACCACGGTCGGCCGTCTCCACTGGACGCCAGGCGAACCAGCGGAACCAGTCCGTCACTGGCTCGCCGAACCTCGGGAACAGGTCGCCACTCACCGCACACCGCCCTCGTCGCGGAGTGCGGCGCGGATGTCACGGCACACGAGGTCTCGCTTGGCGCGGTTGCTGCCGAGGACCAAGTGCTCATAGGCGCTGATGACCGACGCTGCCGCCAGCAACTCTTGGCGGGTCGGCGTCGTGTAGGTCAGTCGCCACGCCAGGCCGCAGCCCTCGTCAGCCTCGATGTCTGGACGCGGCCAAGACGACCCGTCGCTGATCTTGATACGACTCACCGCACACCGCCCTCGTCGTCGCACGGGTCGGTCGCCGCGCGTGTGGTGGTGGGCTCGTCGGCCAAGCGAGTGGCATAGGCCCGCAACCACTCGTGCGGCTCCTCGTAGAGCGCGTCACGCCGAGCGACCGCGACTGAGCGACCAACCTCGCCTGAAACAGGAGCGGCACTCTCGGCGCAATCTCCGTCCGCAATGACGGCCTCCATCTCGTCCGCAGCGTCCCGCAAAACCTTCATTGGGATTTCGTAGAGGTGATCCCAGACCGCACCCCAGTCACCATCGCCGTCTTCTCCAATGAGGTCGTGCCGCCCGGTCACATCGAGGACCATGCGTCCCTGTTGCTCGATCGTGTGCCCGAGCGTCTTGGCTCCTCGGCGCAGGCTCTCCACCTCGGCCGCGATTAACTCCAGGCGCTGCATCTGACCGGAGCGCGACGCCTGTGCAGCCTCGTCGCGAATTCGGTCGGCCAGGGTGTCGTAGTTGTTGGTCATGCCGTCTCTCCAAGGTCGTCAGGGTTGCTCTCGGGGCTGTGATCGCGCAACGGCGGCAGGGGGTTGGGGTCAGGTCGCACGGGTCGGCGCTGGATCAACGCACGCAGGTCGGGCATGTTGCGCTCCTCGAGTTCTCCGTAGCCGGTCATCTGGACTTGCTCGCCGTCAGCCGTCCGCTTGGTTGCCGCCTTCTGCCACTCGATCGTTTGCAGCGGCGTAAGGTCGGGCGGGGGTGGCGGTAGCGGGTTGTCGTTGAGCCGCTTCGTCCTGATGCGCCGAACCTCGGCGGCGACGTCGGACGGTGAGCACCACGCGCCTCGCTCACTGCCGCGTGTGCTGATTGCCAGGACGGCGGCGCGACAGTCGGCGAACGGGTAGTGGTGCAGCAGTTCGGACAGCGCGTCGGGCGTGTAATCGTTGATCGGCTGGCTGGGGAAGTGGGCCTGGATGTAGCCGGTCAGTTTGACGGCCTCGGTCGGCGTCATGCCTCCTCCTGCACAACCGTCAGCCATTGGCCCGGCGCGTAGATGACCGCCAGTGATCGAGTGGGGGACATTGCTTCGCGGTGGAACCACAGCGCCCCCGACTCAATCCGCACGTAAGACGCCATCACCGTCTCGAAGTTGTCTTGCGATCGCTCCACTAGGAAGTTCATGCGCCGTTCCTCTCTCGCTCTTCGGCACGAGCCATCGCGCGGGCCAGTAGGTCTTGCTGCTCCTGATTGCGACTACTGCCGCTGGGGGACCGCTCGGCCAGTTCGCGCAGGCGGTCGTACTCCTCGCGCAGCTTCGGCATCGAGCGGACATTGACGCGCCAGAACTGGGCGTCCTTGTGGCTGCTGGTGAAGAGCCAGCGGATGCACGCGTGGACCTGCTCCTCGGTGCGCTTGTCCCGGTCGATCAGCAGGCGGGCCTCGTTGCGCCAGCGAGCGGTGACCTCTGGTCGCTTAGATCCGCGCGCTTCGATCTGCTCAGCCAGATGCTCACAGATGCGCTCGACGTCAGGGCGGTCGTCGTTGACGAGTGCGAGTGATGTCCCGGGCATCGCGTCGGCGGAGCCGTCGCACGAAGGTGAAAGGCTGCTGGTTGTAGGTGTAGGAGTAGGTGCAGGAGTAGGGGACCCCTTACCGGACCCCTTACTGAAAGGGGTCGCTTTACCCTTTCGGGACCCCTTTCCTAATGGGTATTCGGACGGGTCAACAGTCCTCGCGTCGAGAAGTGCGATGGCCTTATCGGACCCCCAACCATTGAGGTCGGGGCGGTCGGCACGAAGGCGTCGCAGCTCGTGGACGATGACGCCTCGGATCTCGCGAGAGGCCACCCCGGCATGTGCGGAGGCCATCGCGACGGCCATCTTCGGCTGCTTCATCAGCCCGTCATTGCGGACGAAGGATCGGATCAGCACCTCCTCGGACTCCTCGTCGATCACGAGGTGGAGGCTTTCGACCAGTTCGGAACCGGCGTGCTCCACGTGATCGGGGGACATGCCGTTGAGCGCGCCGATCCTTGCTGGTCGCCAGTCGGCCACTCCGCAGTGCGAGAGGGTCGGGCTGGTCAGCAGCGTCAGGTACAGGTAGCGCGCCATTGGTGACAGGTCGCGCCAGTCGTCGTCAGCCCAGATTGCGAGCTTGATCTGTGCGAACTCGCGCGCCATTAGCCAGCCTCCTCGGCGCCACAGAGATCGCACGTGGCGGTGTCGGACTCGGGTCGCCCGATCCATTCGTGAGAGCAGTCCTCTAGCGGCAGGACGGTGCAAACCCAGCAGTCGCACGGCGGGTGTGGGCAGTCCGCATAAGGAGGCGAGCAGTGGCATTCGGCCAGGTGGCCCACCAGTGCCGCGCGCAACCTCTCGATCTCGGCCTCCGTGTCTTCAGCCCTTCGCTCGGACTGCTCGGCCTTGCGTGACATCTCAAGCGCCTCGGCGACCGCTTGGGCGCACGCGTCGGACTTGATCCGGGCGATAACCGGCGCCAGATGGCTCACGAGAAATGCCTGCCGGTCATCTCCGAACCACGACGCGAGCCGGTTATGAATGTCGGCACGGTCGTCCTCGGTAAGGTTGTAGTCACCACTCACAGGTCACGCTCCTTCGCATGGTCCGTGCAGAACGCCCGCCCATCGATCGCGGGGACCTGTGCCGCTCCGGTGCAGTAGCCGAGGTCGCGGCCCATGTACTCGCGGCAGGTCTCTGGTCGCTCGCTGGCGGCGGTCATGCGATCTCGTCGAACAGCGTGGCGTGCCCCAACTCGGTCTCCAGCGTCGTGAGGTTGTCGACGGCGGTGCGCCAGTAGGACGGCTTCAGTTCGCACCCCACGCCGAACCTGCCGAGCTTGCGGGCGGTGTAGACCTCGGACCCGATGCCGGCGAAGGGCGACAGGACGCGCTCGCCGGGGTTGGACCAGAGTCGGACGCATCGCTCGATGAAGTCGAGCTGGAGCGGGCAGATGTGGCGCTCGTCGGCCTCGTCGCGGGCAACGCGGACGTTGAGCGTGTTGGTCTCCTTGATGTCCCACCACACGGGCTGCGCCCACTCAATCCACTCGTCGTTGGTGACGTCGTTCTTGATCGGCACAGCGTTGTCGCCGGGCTTGCGGAAGAGCAGCAGGTAGTCGGCGAGGGCTGGTCGAGTGCCGGCGCTGTCGCGGTTCTTGGTGGCGAAGGTCAGCGCGTGGGCCTTGGTGCGGATCGCCTGGGCCTGGGGGTCCTTGTTGACCGTGACCTCGCCGTGGAAGTGCCAGCCGTTGTCGACGTAGGCCTTGATGACCTCGCCCCGGAAGTCGGTGAGCCCGGTGTAGCCGTGGGTAACCTTGGTCGTGGTGAGCTGCTGGACGTGGATGCATGCCAGCCGGCCGGGCTTCGTGAGGCGCAGGTTCTCCCGGATGATGTAGCCGTAGTGCTCCAGGAACTCCGCGCGGGACGAGGAGTTGCCCAGGTCGCGCTCGCTGGGGCTGTAGGTGAACAGCGAGGCGAATGGCGGGGAGTAAACCGAGAGGTCGATCGACTCGTCGGGAAGTTCCGCAAGCCGCTCGCAGGAGTCGCCGAGCATGAGGTGGAACATCTCGCCGTGGGCGTCGTCGGTGACGTAGGGCTCAGACATTGGTGGTCTCCCGGTTCTGCCGCATGGCGCGGACGAGTTGAGCGGTGATGGTGGATGCCTCGCGTTCCTTGCGGGCGATGTTCACGGCGATCTGGCCCTCGAGCTCGGAGAGCACGACGTGGGCGTCGACGACGCGGGTCTGGCCGTAGCGGTAGCAGCGCCGGATGGCCTGGTAGTACTGCTCGTAGGAGTCGGAAAGTCCGACAAAGGCCATGCGGGCGCAGTGCTGCCAGTTGAGCCCCATCGCGGCGATCGAGGGCTTGGTGATGAGCCGCGTGATCTTGCCGTCTGCGAAGTCGAGGAGAGCCTGAGCCTTATCCTCGGGCGACCATGACCCGTCGACGTTGACCGAACCGGGGATGAGGTCGGCGAGCATCTTTGCTTCGGCATTGAGCCCGCACCAGAACAGCCACGGCTCGTCCGGCTCGTCGGTCACGAGCTTGGCGGCGCGTTCACATCGGGCGGCCAGAGTCTCCTTGCGGACTTGCGCGCGGCCTCCCACGCCGCCGAGGTCGGTGGGGAACAGTTGCCCGTCCGCCTCGATGGGGACCTCGATCAGGTGCGGGATGACGTTGAGCCCGGGCAGGTCGTAGCCGGTGTCGCTGTAGCCCATGTCCGAGGGGCGACGGATCGCAAGCGCCCACGTCGCCATCCAGCGCATCATGGGCTCGCGCGCGTGGCCCTTGAGTCGCCAGCCGGCGTCGTCGTGGATGAAGTAGGCGGCGAGCATGTGGGTGCGCGACATGTGGCCCAGGAACTCGGCCTGGTTGGTGAGCTCCTCGGGGTCGTTCGGCGCCGGCGTGGCGGTGCAGGCCAAGCGGAACGGCACGGGCTCGAAGTGCCGGATCAGCATGGTCCGGGTCTTGCCGTCCGACTGCTTGAGGATGGATGCCTCGTCGAGCACGACGCCCCGGAACTCCATCGGGTCGAAGTTCTGGACCATCTCGTAGTTGGTGACGTAGATGCCGGGGCCGTCGAGCTGCGCCGATGTGCGGACGTAGGTGGCGTCCACGCCGATCTTGGCGGCCTCGCGCACCGTCTGGTGGCAGACGGCAAGCGGGGCGACGATGAGCCCGTAGCCGCCCGCCGTGACGTGCCGAAGCCACTCGACCTGCATGACGGTCTTGCCGAGGCCGGTGTCGGCCCAGATCGCGGCACGGCCAGCCTTAGCGGCCCACTGGACGATCTCGCCCTGCCACGGGTGGAGCATCGGGTGGATATCGGCGGCGTCGACCTCGGGACCGATCTCGTTGATCCTCGTGGCCTTGGCGGCGAGGAAGTCCTGATAGCTCATGCGCTCGCCTTCCAGTAGGAACGCATCGGCTTAGCCTCGGCGGGCGCTTCGTAGAGCAGCACGGTCGGCGTGACGCGGCCGGAGCCGGGGACGTGGGCGGACTCGGCGATGGTGAAGCGTCCCGGCCGAAGGAGTCGGGCGTGGGCTTGGATGACGAGGTCGGGGAGGTCGCCAGCGGCCTGCTTGCAGAGGTCGGCGAAGGTCAGCGAGTCGTCGGTGATGGGCCAGAGGGCGCGGAAGATCATGCCGCCCTCCTCGACCGAGACCGACTCTTCTCCTTGGGGGCGCAGAGAGTGCCCGCCCAGGTGCCGCGCGGTCCGAAGTGGATGCTGTAGCCCCACTCGGCCTTGGCGTCGTGGAGACGCTGTCGGCAGTCGTTGAGGATCGGGCACGCTTCGCAGATCGCGCGGGCTTGCATGTGGTCGATGGGGTCGGTGGAGTCGAAGAGCTTCACCTTGCCAACGCAGGCTGGTCGGGTCATGGCTTGGCCTTTCGTGTTGCGCGCAGGAGCCTCATGCGCTGATTCGCGGCGTCGTTCGCGCGGCGGTGGATGTTGCAGAACAGGTCGTCGGCGGCGAGGTGGTCGCAGCCGTCGATGCGACACGCGCTGTTGGGGTGCTCGGCGTAGTCGTTGGCGGCGCGGTCGTTGGTGCGGGTCCATGCCTCGAAGGCGAGGCAGACGGCGCGGGTGATCCTCATCAGGCCACCTCGTCGTCGTAGCGGTGAACCTCGGTCAGCTCCAGCCACATCGCGGGGGGCTCACCGTTCGGCGCGTGCATCTCGACCGAGCTGCGCGGCACCTCGACCCAGGAGTCATCTGGGAGCACGCCCTCCAGCACCAGGGCGTCGATGCAAACCTTCTTCGTCGGCTCCGGCCCATCACTGTCGCGGCGTCGGCGGTCAGGCACGCGGTAGTGCAGGGTCACGACGGCCCCGACGTAGCGGCCGGGGTTGGCGGCGGCGATCGCTGCACGGGCCTCGGTCATGGCCTTGGCGCGGGCTCGGTGCTGGGCCTGCCAGGTGCGGCGGTCGTTGGCGCGCAGGGGCGGTCGGTCCCAGGTGAGCGGGATGATCACAGCGCCTCCTCCTCGCGCGGGAGGTCGGGAGCGTCCGAGGCCATGTAGACGTGCGTGACGTGGGCGCCGCTCACCGTGCAGGCGAGGGGGCCGTCGAAGAGGTGGGCGGGGCAGGTCATGCCGCCACCTCGCGCTCAATCGCGACACCCGACGCAGCGGACAGGGCGTGCAGAGCCAGCCCTGGCGGCACGGCGTTGCCCGCCTGGAGGAACTGCTTGCCCTTCGCGCCCTGCCACGGGTAGTCGGCGGGGAAGGACTGGAGGACGCCCGCCTCGTGGACGGTGACGCGCACGGAGTTGGGGGCGTTCTGCCGGGAAACGGTGGTCCGGTAGCCGGGTGCTGCGACGATCTCGGGCTTGAAGCTGCCCACGATCGTGGTGCTGGGCCTGGCCCAGCACCACGACGGCATGTCGCGCTCCGGGTTGCGCTCGGTCCACTGATCAGACGTGAACGCGTAGTAGTTGTCCGCGCCCGTCACCGTTGCGGCGGGGTGGTCCACGGGCCGCACGCAGGGGCCGGTGATCCCAGAGGGAGACTGAAGCCAGTGAGCACGGTCGGTGTAGCGGGCAAGCTTGGCGATCGGCTCGGCGCCACCCGTCTCGGTGCCGCCTCCAGTGACTGTCGGGGCGGCCCGCCCCGACAGTCCCCAGCCCAGCGCCTCAGCCATGCTGACCCACTTCTGTACGCCGGCGTCGAGCTTGTCGGGCGTGCGCGAGTAGTAGCGCGAGTGGGTCGGCGTCGGCGGCGCGACGGTGCGAGTCCGGGAAGCCAGCAGGAAGGCGCGCTTGCGGGTCTGCGGCACTCCGTACATCTCGGCCTGGAGGAGTCCAGTCCAGACGCTCCAGCCCTGAGCGCGCAGCACTTCGGCGCACGCTTCCCAGACGGGCAGGACGGTCGGGACCTGCTCCCAGGCCAGCCATTCGTAGTCGTACTGGGTGGCGAAGTGCAGCGGCGTGAGGACGAGAGAGGTGCGAGAGTCGCCGACCTCCTCGCCGAGGAAGTGGAGGTGGTCGATGCTGGTGTAGTAGTTGTCGCGGATGCCTCGCAGCACGTCCTCGAGCGCCTTGCGTCCGGCGCCTTTGCCTGCCGCCGAGAAGGTCTGGCAGGGCGGGGAGTCGATCTTGCCGACCGCAGCACCGTCCGGGACGAAGGTCCAGACATCGTCGTGGATCGTGACGAGCCCGGCGGCGTCGCGGGTGGCGCGTGCCTCCTTCATGTTCTCGATGCCGCGCGCCTCGATGCCGAGCTCGCGGGCGGCGAGGTCCCAGCCGCCAGCCCCAGCGAAGCCGTCGTCGGCCTTCACGCGTCCGCCTCCAGCGCCTTGAGCACCGCGCGGGCGTCGTCCTCGGTCATCTGCGCCGACGAGGTGACCTCGCGGCCGACGACGTCACTGACGTAGAGCAGGCGGTCGTCGCGCTCGGTGATGCCCGCCTCGGACATGGCGGCGAACATCGCTTTGGCGAGGGCGCTGCTGGTGTTGAGGAGCAGGGGTTCGTCGATGCTGGGCTCGTCCGGGACATGCTCGGCGGTCACCGTGGCGGGCGCGGACTGCGGCTCCAGTTCGGGCTCGGGCTGGGCTGGTCGCTCGGGCTTGCGGCGCACGGTCTTGGCGGGCTTGGCCTCGTCCTCGAGTTCCAGCTCCTCGACGGTGAACGGGATGCCGGCCAGGACGTCGGCGGCGATGCGGCGGCAGACGGTGGCGGCAGCGCGGGCGTAGAGCATGTCCTCGGGCGTCGTCTCGTACTTCTTGTTGTTCGTGTAGCCCGCACGGCGCGCACGGTCCAGCGTCCACTCGGACCGCTCGACCTTGTCGGAGCCCGCGCGGCGACCGCAGACGGTGACCTTGGTGGAGGTCTCGACCTCGGTCCATACCTCGTGGCCGCGTGACTGGACGAGCGCCACCATCGTCTTGGCGTACATGCCGGGGGTGCCGCCGATGACGAAGATCGACCGGAGCGCGGAGACCGGCGCCAGGCCAAGCTCGTCGCCGAGCATGAGCGCGGCAGCAGCCTCGTCGGGCTTGCCAGCGAAGTGGCGCGGAACGAACGAGGTGGTGCAGAGCGCGGTGGCGATCTTGTGCGCCGAGGACAGGGCGCTGGCCCACATCACGAGGTTGGCGCCGGGGTCGGCGTGGACGACGAGGTCAGCGGAGTGCTGCTCGTAGGGCTGAATGGTCATGCTGCGGTCCCTTCGGGCGCGCTACAGGGCGCGCCGATCTGGTTCTTGATGAGGTCGGTCTGGGAGGCCAGCCACGCGACGTGGCGGAACTGCTTCCAGGCCAGGTCGGGGTCGGCGATGCGGAACACGTCGGTCCCGGTGGGCGTGACGTGGACGACGGCGAGGCCGTCAACCTCGGGGACCGGCTGCTCCTCGTCGTTCTCGTCGACGTAGAACTCCGCGTGCCGGTAGGCGGCGAGCTGGAGTGCGGTCTCGCCGTAGACCGACTTGCCGGTCTTCCAGTCCATGAGCAGCCGTTCGCCGCTGGGCAGCGTCACGAAGGCGTCGGCGGTGCCGGCGTACCAGTTGGCACGTGAGGCGCACGGACGCTCGGTGATGATCGGCGTGGGCTGCCAGGCGTCGAGGAAGCGCACATAGCCGTCGACGTAGCCCACGAGGTGTTCGGGGACGTCGACCTCGTTGCCGTGGAGCACCTGCTCGGCGATGGTGTGGACGTCGGTGCCGCGCGCTGCGGACTTATCGCGGTGTCGGTTGTGCGCCGACTTGAGCAGGTCGTAGCGGGCGTCCTCATCGTCGAGCGCGTTGAGCACGTCGAGGTGTCCGGCCGCGAACTTGGCGACCTCGCGGGCAGCCCAGTCCACGAGGAACGGCTTCGCGATGCCCTTGCCGAGGATGGTCGTCACCCCCGGCACCCAGGTCCCGTCGAGCTTGTAGCGGTGGGACTTGGGGTAGAACAGCAGGCCGCTCACGATGCCTCCGGTACGTCGTAGACCTGCGGCCAGTGCCAAGTGCTGCAGCACGACTCGCAGACGGGGTTGCGGTGCTCGCAGAGACCGTCACGCTCGGTGCAGGTCACGTAGGAGCAGTCAGGGCAGGGGATGCAGCACTCATCGAGCGGGCTCACAGCGCCCACCGCCCCGGCTCCGACCAGTCAGCGCGCCGAGCCTCGTTGCCGGCGATGATCGCGGCGATCCGGGCGAACCTCTCGGAGTCCTGGAGCGGCACGGTGAGCGCGATGGCCTCGTCGTGCGCGGCGTCGGTCTCGGGGTGCCACTCACCCGGCACCTCCACCTCGGCCTCACGCTCAGCGCGGAAGTCCGCGAGCCAGTAGGTGAGCGACGTCAGCGGCCAGGCGGCGAGGATGCCGAGGGCGGTTGCGATGGCGTAGGTGGTCATCGGTCACCGCCGTTCGGTGCCGCGCACTCCTCGTCGCAGTGCCATGTCCAGTGGCCGCGCTTGTCCGGACAGATGCCCAGGAGGAAGCGGGCCGCCGGGTCTCCGGGGTACGCCCCGGCGGTCTCGACCCAGTGGGCAATTTCGTCCATCTCGTCGCGGACGCATCGCCCGTCGATGTCAGACCAATCTCCCCGGAACGCCTGCCCGTACTCGCGCAGCACGCGGGGAAGGTCATGCACCTCGGCACTCATGCCACACCCCGCGTCATCTCGCACCACGCGGCGTCGGAGTCGCTGACGTCCTCGACCTCGAGCGCCCGCAGCTCGCCGACGTGTGCGTCGTGATCCTGCGCCTCAACCTCGGCGGCACTCAGGGGGCGGGGGTGGACGGTGGGCAGGGTGGCGAGGAGGGCGGCGAAGGAGGCCGTGATCTCGGCGGCACGGCGGTCGCGAATCTTGTCGGCGCGAACCTGGGCCGCGTTGGTTGGTCGGGTCATGGGATGCTTCTCCTTGTTGTGATGCGAGGCCCGTTGCCCTAGCCGGTGCGGGCCTTGCGCTTTGGTGGGTGTCAGGTGGGGCGCGTCGTGCGCTCGTGGACGATCACGGCGACGCGGGCGGCAAGCAGCGCCGTGAAGTTGGTCTTGCACTTGTCGGCGTGGCCTTCGTCCTCGCAGATCCAGCAGGGGACCGCCCCGCCGTGGTCGTCGAGGTCGTGGCCGCAATCGCAGGGCGTCAGGAGGACGGCGCGCTCGGCGTCGGTGAGGCTCACCACGACGCACGCTCGAGCAGCAGCGTCAGCGCGGCGACGACCGCGACGGTGGTGGCGGCGACGGCGAGGAGGAGGCGGGCGCGGTTCGTGGCGGTCACCATGACCTCACCGACTCCGGCTGCAGGCCAACCTCACGAAACGCGCGGACCTTCTCCTCGGCGTACAGCACTCGATAGACGTCGGGGTAGATGTCTTTCAGGCGACGAAGCGCGCGCGCCTGAGCTGCTGCACCAGCGCGCGACTTCTTGGTCCGCTCCGGCGTCGACCGCCAGTTGCGGTCATACTCTTGCTTAGCCGCCACGCAGGCGTCGCAGGGCTTCTCGTCGGCATCTTGGTGGTAGCGGTAACCGGTTGCGGTCCCGTGCCGCATCTTTCTCACAGCGACCACCCGCGCTCGGCGTACTCGGCCTCGTGGGCCTCGCGGTACGCCGCCAGCAGCTCGGGGGCGGGCTTGCAGTCGTAGGCGACGAGGTTGGCGATGACGGCGGCGAGGTGGTTGACGTTGGTGGTGGTGGGGGTCATGCGGGGTCTCCCATCCGGTAGCAGCGCATCGGCCGACCGGCGTTGCGGCCCTCGTGGTCGGTGCTGGTCGAGTAGCCGTCCGCGACGAGCAGGCCGTCGAGGCAGGCGCGGCGGTAGAAGCTGCCGATCCGCTTCGGCGCGATGTGGCCTCGGATCAGCGGGCGGACGTCGTTCTGGTCGACGCGGCCGGCGTTGGCGTGGGCGACACGGGTCAGCGCGTCGGTGAAGACGCGCCACTCGCTGTCGACGCTGGGGTGGTCGAGATCGGCGACGAGGGTGAGCAGGTCGGCAGTTGCTTCATCCGTAGCACTCCACTGCGGCTCGGCACTCATGCCGCCTCCCGCTCGGCCTTGAGCGCGTCCACGTCGCCGCGACGGAAGAGGAACGCGCCCTTGAAGCCACCGGGTGCGGTCATGGCGGGCACGAGGGCGCCTGACTCGACCAGCCGGTGGACGGTGCGGTGGGATTTGCTGAGGATCTTCGCTGCCTCAGCGGTCCCGATCAGGTTCTCGCTTGGCTCCATGCGCCGATCCAACCACGCGCGGCGCACGTGCGTCAAGAGTCAGGGGGGACGTAACCCAGTCGTCCGTCTGTGCCACGCCCGAGGTCGGCGCGTGACGTATACCAATGTGCAATACTTGTGCAATGGGATATGGCGCAAGCGGGCAAGCGGATACCAACATGCGAGCACTGGCGTACTGCCGCGTCTCCACTGAGGAGCAAGGCGAATCGAAGGCGGGTCTCGAAGCCCAGGAAGCGCTCATCCGCTCCGAGGTGGAGCGGCGCGGGTGGGACCTGATCGACATCCGCACCGACGTCGCGAGCGGCAAGAGCCTGCGAAAGCGCGACGAACTGGGCCGGACTCTGCGCGATCTGGCGAACGGTGAAGCGGACGTCCTCGTGGTGGCGAAACTGGACCGGCTCTCCCGGTCGGTCATGGATTTCGCCGGCATCATGGAGACCGCCAAAGAGGAGGGGTGGTCAATCCGCGTCCTCGACCTTGACGTGGACATGACCACGAGCATGGGCGAACTCGTCGCCAACATCATGATCTCGCTGGCGCAGTGGGAGCGGCGCGTCATCGGTGAGCGCACGAAGGTCGCGCTAGCCGCAGTGAAGGCGCGCGGCGGGAAGCTCGGACGCCGCGCCAATGTGGACGACGAGACACGGCGACTGATCCGCATACTCCGCGACTCGGGACTGTCGTGGGCCAAGGTTGCGGAGAGGCTGGCCGAGGAGGACGTGCCAACGGCGCAGGGTGGGAACTGGCACGCCGGGACCGTCAGGAAGCTCTACAGGACCGCCGCGTGATCCCCGCGTGCATGACGTGGCCGCTGCCCGAGGTGGGCACGGACTGGCGCGATTGGCAGGATGGCCGGTGCGGGATGTGCGGTCGCAGAGACGGCGACGTCATCGCGAAGCGCCTTCGGATGTACGACGACCACGACCACGCGACAGGTCTCGTGCGGGGCATCCTCTGCCACGTCTGCAACGCCAACGAAGGTCGCGGCAAGGTCGAGCGCTGGTGGAGATGGCGCTCGGGCTGGAACCCGACGACGCTGCTCGGCGTCGTGGAGGTGTTCACCGGCAGAGGTGCGGCGCTGGACGCCTACAGTCGCACCGCCGTCGATGAGGACGAGCTGCGCGCCGCAATCAACAAGTTGTCAGCATGAGCGCCATCTCGCTCGGCCGGGAGCCACCAAGCCGGGCGGCACACCATGCCGCCCACGCTAGGACCCGCCACCGACACCCCGCCCCCGCGAGTAGTCCGTCTCGTCCGGCCGCACGTCCTGCTCCTTGAACGCCCCCCGATGGTTGCCGCCGTCGCGGCGGTAGACGACGTGGACCTCCCAGGTGCCGTCTGCAAGCCGCTCCTGGGCTTCGACGTGGCCGGGGTGCCAGGCGCCGTCCTCGTGGACCTCCACCAGCGGCGGGTCGAGTGGATCGGATCTCTTGTAGGTCATGCGCGCACCCTGCACTGGGCCACCGACAAGTCATCGCGATTCGTGGCGATAACCGCTATGCAAACGTAGCGATGTGTGCCATGATTCATACATGACGACGACGAAGACACGGGAACTCTGGATCACCACCAGCAAGAGCGGCCAGGTTGGCTACTACTACTTCTCGACCCGGGCATTCCGGTCGTTCCGGATGGCGCGCGCGGAGGCCGAGCTGATGATCGCGACCGGCGCAGCGGTTCTGGTCGGCAAGCCGGACTGGGTCGGCTGATGAGCGGCGGCGACCGGACTGCCGAGGCCCTCCGCGTCATTCAGAAGACTGCCGACAAGCAGGGCAATGTGACCATGCTGCGGCTGGCGGAGAACATCGCTAACGATGCAGCGCTGGTCCGCCTCGCGCAGGAAGAGGGTTGGGACGCGGCCGTGCAGGAAGCCGAGGACTGCGGCCTGATCCATGACGTGTTCGCGGACGAGATGCGCGGGCGCAACCCCTACCGAGAGAAGGTCGAGCAATGAGCGCGACGGACGATCTCCCACCGTGCCCCGAGTTCGTCGCGGCCTGCGAGCGGGGCGACGTGTTCCAGCGCGACCCGCGCCCACTTGGGCCGGATGGCTTCACGCCTCTCGCGTCGGAGAGCGTAGAGAACGCGCGCAGGGCTGAACAGGCTGATCGCCGCGCCGAGTCCGCCGAGGCTGAGGTCGAGCGCCTGCGGGACGTGCTAGCCGAGGTGCGTCGCGTGTTCGATCTCCAATGCCCGCCAATGTCCGCCGACCGCTACGTCGATAGGGGCGCTTGGATGGCCCACTCGTGGTGGAACACCGTGCTCGGCGGCATCCTGAACCGCGAGGGGGAGCGATGAGCGCTACGATTCGCCGCGTGGCCCGACCGCGTGGAGAGATGACGCAGGCTCAGTTGCGCCGATGGGTCCGCGCCGAGAACAAGGTCGACGACGCGAAGGACGAGTTGCGGCGCGTGACGGTCGAGATTCTGGCCGAGGGCGCGTCGTTCGCCGAGGTGTCCAAGGCTACGGGCCTGAGCACCAACACGCTCCAACGATGGAAGAAGGAGGCGAAGGAATGACGGACGAAACTCGCCAAGCGCCGCCGGGCCTCTCGCGAAGACGAGTACGCCGAGCAAATGATGGGCTTTGCGATGGCAGAGACTCGCATTGAGGCCGAGCTGAAGCGTCTCGGGGACGGGATCGTGGCCCTACGTGACGAATGGGCGCTGGACCCGGCATCTCAGCCGTTCGCGGCTCGGTTGCACGAGGTGCTGTGCGGACATAAGCCCACGTCCTAATCGCACCGCACAATCAGGAAATAGCCGAACGCCCCCCGCCGCATGAAGCGACGAGGGGCGTTGGTATCAAACAGGTATCAGGTGTGCAGTGGATTCACGATGTGCCGGTGAAACCACAGCGCGCCACCGATCAGCGACGCCGTGAAGATGGCCTCACCGTGCGGGTGCTTGGCGACGGCATTGCGGACGACCTCGCTCAGGGTGTCCGAGTCTGCCTCGCCACGATTGCGGAGGTAGTCGAGCAAGGCCAGGTGTCCGATCGCCAACGACCACTCTGCGGGCGGCGACTGCATGACTAGTCAGCCTCGTCGTAGCAGGCGTCGCACATTGACCAGGGGAAGTCGGGCACGACGATCACGTTCTCGCAGCCGATGAAGCCACACTCTCGCGACTGCATGACTACTCGGCGGGCGTGACGTTGGCGCGTGCGAGGCCGAGGACCGCAGCGGCGAGCCCGAGCCAGAGCAGCGCGTCCTCAGCGGTCAGCAGACCGTAGCCCACGGCGACAGCGCAGCCGGCGATCGAGACCTCGTAGATGCGCTTGCGGAGTTCGGGGGTCAGGGTGGTCATGGGGTCTCCTTCTTTCGCGGCCAGAGCATGACGCTCACGGCCTGGTGGTCGCCGCCGAGGTCGACGGGCTTGGCGCGCCCCACGGGCTGCCACGGGGCGACGATGACGTGCAGGACGCCCACGGAGCGCACGACGGCTCCCAGCGCCCGTGCGACGGCCTCGTGACGCAGGTTGAGGTCGCCGCCCTTGATGCCGGCGCGGACGCGGGCGAGGCGGAACATGAACGCAGCTCGTGCGATGGGCGCTCGTGCCGGTGGTGCGTGACCCACGGCGACCCATCGGGTGCGGGCGTGCGGGGTGCCGGGGTGGAACGTCACGCACGCCTTGACGATGTAGCGGGCTCGGATGCCGTGGCCAGTCTTCCAGCGCCCTTCGCGGGTGGCGCGGGAGCCGAGCAGCAGCCGCTCGGAGCCCTCGTGGAGGTAGGCGACCTCGTCACGCACGGCGATGACGCACCCGGCGAGGGCGGCACGGTCCTCGGCGCCTCGCTGCTGGCCGTACTGGACGACGGACCAGCCCTTGCCCGCGACGCGCTCGGCGTGGAAGTCGGCGCACTCGGTGGCCAAGATCAGCGCGGGTCGCAGGTTGGTCGCGGTGCGGAAGATGTCGGCGGCCTTGGCGGGTCCGGCCGACACGCTCATGGCGTTGACGCACAGCACCCGCGTCGGTGGCGGGCGACGGCGACCGCGCTTGGTCACTTGCCCGCTCGCGTCCAGATCGACTTGAGCGTGGTGTTCAGCGACCACTTGGCGCCAACGCCGTTGGGGTTCTCCAGCTTGACGAGGTCACCGGCCTTGGCGATGCCCGCCTCGACCTCCTCGCGGATGAGGGTGCGGATGGTGTCGAAGTCTTCCGGGCGCATGGTGTCCTCCATCAGGTCGGCGGGTGGTTCGTGGACGAGCGGGGTGGGTCGGGGGTGGTAATCGCGTCCACCCATGCCGTCGCCGCCGCCGAGGTAGTCGCGCCACTGGTAGGCGGCACCGGAGGAGAGTGGCTGGTCGCTGCCGAGCACGAGGTGGATGTGAGGGTCGGCAAATCCGCCGTGCTTGAAGTTGCGCAGCCACGCGGCGGCACCGTTGCGGCGCAGCGCGGAGATCGTCGCGGCGACCTGAGTGTCGGTGAGGTTCCAGACGCGGAGGTCGAAGGTGCCCGCCTGGTCGTGGTAGCCAGCGGAGGCCGCAGCGCCGCCGCCATTGCGGGCCATGAACGCGCCCTGCGTGACGACGGGCGCGAACCCGAGCTCGTCGCACACCGCAGCCCACCACGCAGCCATGTAGGCGGTGGCGTAGATCGTGCGCCCGGACGAGTCGTTGCCCATGCGGGTCACGGTGAAGTCGGACATGTGGCCTCCAGTGATGAGCAGGGCGAGGCGGACGCGCAGCCTCAGGGCGTCGAGTGGCGTGCGTGACGCCGGGCCGCGCGAGTGCCGCCGACGAGTCGCCAGAGTTCGGTGCGGGCCAACATGCAGCCGGGGTGGCGGCACGGGGGCAGCCCGTCGTGCGGGTTCTCCACCCCGTCGAGGACGTCGCGGACGACCTGGGCCGAGACGGTGTCGCGCAGGGCCCGCCACAGGCACACCAGCGCGACGGTGAGCCCGTTCAGCGCCAGGGCCAGCAGGACGATCAGGACCAGGGTCACGGTGCGCCTCCTGTGCTCTCGCAGGCGTAGTTGCCGTCTCCGTCGGCGTCACGGCACGTGTAGGTCGTCTCGTCGTTGGGCGCAGAGCTGCCGGGGTCGGTGAAGGTGAACGACGCCGGGCCCGGTCCGCGCGGACCCTCGGGGCCGGGTGCGCCCTGCTGACCCTGAGGGCCTTGCTCGCCAGCGGGGCCGACCGGACCCTGCTCGCCGCGTGGCCCGACCGGACCTGGCACGGGCGCGTCGTCGACCTCGGCGTCCTGGTCTTCGAGCTCCTGGCGCTCGGCCTCCTGCTCCTCGCGCTCCTGAACCTCGGGGTCCTGGATCTCGCCCTCTTGCAGCTCGGGGTCCTGCACCTCCGGGTCGTCGACCTCGGGCACGTCCTCCACGGGCTGCTCGGGCTGGACGGCGGGCTCGACGCCCATCGCCTCCAACTGCTCAGCCAGGACGGTCGTGCGAGCCTCGGAGTCGTCGAGACGCCGCGTGGTGTCGACGTAGAGCCAGCACAGCAGCAGCAGGGTCGCCACGGTCAGCGCCGCGACCAGCAGCCACGCCCACGTCAGCAGCCGCGTCGAGGGGACGAAGCGGGGTCCACGCCAGCGCATCACTGCCTCCCCGTGTAGGTCAGGATCAGACCGACGATGCTGAGCAGCGAGGAGATCGCGATGCCGGCCATGAACAGCAGCACCTGTCGGCGCCAGGCCAGGTCGCCCTTGCGGTCGGTCTCGATCGCGGCGAACTTGGTGTCCTGGTCGGTGCGGAGCATGGTCATCTCGGCGCGCAGCTTGGCGTCGGAGTTGCCGAGGTCGCGGTGGAGATCGGCCACGATCGCGTTCTGGGCGTTGCGCTCGGCGTTGTAGACATCGGCGCGCAGGTAGACCTTCGCGGCCTGGGCGCGGTCCTCCTTGAGTTCGGATACCAGCGACACGATCTGGCGCGAGAGGTCGTCGATACGTCGGAGGACTTCGCCGAGGTTGGGTGGGTCAAGTTCGGCCACGCGGACCTCCCGAGGTGGTGGTGGTGTGGCTGGTGGAAGGTCGCGGATGGGGCCGTGCTACACGGGCAATATGCCCTGATACTTACCGGGTGGAGTGGTGAGGTCAGAAGTAGGTCGTGACCACGACGAGGCCAGGTGCGCCGTCGCCGCCCTTGCCCGAGGCGCTGCCGTTCTTGGAAGCGCCACCACCACCGCCGCCCCCGCCGTACTTGCCGCCGTTGGCGCCGGCCTGAGCTGCGGTCGTGATCGACGATGCGCCACCACCGCCGCCGTTCCCAGCGAGGCCGGTGTCGTCGGGCTGGGAGTAGCCGACGCCGGGCGGGGTGCTGTCGATGACTCCCCCCGTCGCGTTGTTCCAGTAGCCCGCGCCGAGGGAGTAGCCTCCGACGCCGCCAGCGTTGGCGAGGTTCCCGGTGCCGATCCCGCCACCACCACCACCGCCGCCCGCGCCGCGCGCGGTGAGACCGCTAGCGCCAGCCCCAGAGCCACCCGCGCCGCCGTTGGCGCCCTCTTCGACACCGAGGCCACCCGCACCGTTGGTGCCCAGCGCGGCCGTGCCTCCGATGCCCTTGGTGCCGCCCGTGGATCGCAGGTATGCCCCGAATGTCGAGACGCCCCCATTGGTGCCGTCGTTGCCGTTGGTGTCATCAGTGGTGACCGCCGCCCCGCCGACACCAGCAGCGCCGACCGTGACGTCCACGGTGGAGGTCAGGGCATCGGCGCGCAGGAACGCGTCACGCCGCGAAGCGCCACCCGCGCCGCCGCCGCCGTAGCGGTTGGTGCCGTCCGCGCCGCGACGACCAGAGGCGCCGCCGCCGCCGCCCGAGACGATGGAGACGTGCACGAGCTTGGCGCCGGTCGGCTTGGTCCAGGTCGCGTTGGCGGCGAAGACCTGCACGTCACGCGTCGTGGGCGCATCGGTCGGCAGGTCGCGGGGCAGGATTCCGGGCACGACGACGATGCGGTCGAGGGTCAGATCGCCGCCGACCGCGACGCCGGTGTGCATGGTGACGCGGAGGAGGGTGGCGGCGTCGGCGATCTTCTTGGAGACCGTCTGCCAGACGAAAGACCCTTGGGCGGCCGGGTAGGCGAGGCCGTTGGTCGAGGAGGTGAAGTCGTTCAGCAGCGGCCGCCCAACGTCGACACCTTGGCCGGTCGGCACGAACACGCGCGCGCAGACGGTGACCCACTGGCCCTGGTACTTCGTGACCGGGATGTCGCGGTAGGCGCTGACGTCGGCCGTGGAGGACAGGAACCGGACGCCGTACCCCTTGGTCTCGAAGTGTGTCGTGTCCTTGGAAACCCCCACCCCTGCGGGCACGGTCCAGCCCTTGAGGGTGGTGCCGTCGAAGCCGCGCAGATCGCCGTCCGGGAACAGGTTCTGAGCAGCCTCGGCCAGCGACGAGATGGGCTGCGCTGCGGGCTGCGTCTTCGGGTCGTAGCGGAACGACGGCTTGACCGTGTCGGCCCAGAGCTGCGACCCGGCCGCGTTGGGGTGCAGGACGACGGTGCCGCCGCTCTCCTGGAAGTAGAGGTCGGTGCCGTAGGTCGGGCCGTAGTCGACGAATGCCTGGTAGACGTCCACGAAGCCGTAGCCCTTGACCTTGGCGGCCTGGCGGGTTCGCTTGCCGCGCTCGTACATCGAGGCGGCGTTCGACTCGGTGAAGTCCTGGGGGCCGGCGATCAAGATCCAGTCGGTCGTCGGGGAGTGCAGAAGGAACTGCTCGGTGATCGCGAGGACACGATCGCGCTGCTGGTCCCAACTGGTGCTGCCGGTGGCCTCGTTGGTGTCGAGCGCCAGGATCGCCACGGTCGGCTGCTTGGTCGCCCACGCCTTGAGGCGGTCCCCGGCTGGGTAGTCCAGTGCCTTGCCGCCAACCGAGGCGTTCCACACGTTGAGGGTGTGCGTGCCGGTGCCGGTCTGCACGGTGACGGCGGCGTCCCAGCCCTGGGTGCCGTCGTTCCAGAGGTTCCAGAGCACCGTGTAGGCGGGGAACTCTGCGGCCAGGTAGTCCACGAGGAGGCCGAACCACTCGGTGCGCTCATTGCCGCGCGAGTCGCCCATCAGCATGAGGGCCTGGTCCTCTAGGTCGGCGGTCAGGCCGGCCATGAGTCGCTGGGTTGACCCGGCCGCGCTCGGCCCATACGTGGCGGAAAGGGCTACCTGCTCCATCGTCCCGGCAACCGCGGCGATGGCGGTCCAGTCCGCCTTCTCGGAGGTGGTGCCGGTCGCCGGGACCGCGCCCGCCGTGACGGCGGTGCCGGTGTCGGTGTACGTGGTGACGGCGCCGACCGAGGCGACCAGGGCGGGGCTGGTCGACTGTCCGCCTGTCGCGGTCGCTCGGTAGATCTTGTATCCCGTCGCGCCGGTGATCGCGGCCCACGACAGTCCGACGGTGTTCGTGTTCGTCGCGGTCGTGTTCGACGCAGGGAGAGCGCCCGCAGGGGTGACCGCACCCGTGTCGGTCCAAGTGGTGACCGCACCGACGCTCGCCATCAGGAGTTCGCCGGCGTCCGTGCGCCCGTACACCTTGTAGCCGGTCGCCCCGGCGACCGCGCCCCAGTTGACGGTGACGGTGTTTGTAGTCGTCGCGGTGGTGTTTGTCGCGGGGACCGCGCCTGCACTGACTGCCGTGCCAGTGTCGGTGTAGGTGGTGACTGCACCGAGGGTCTCGACCAGTGCGGGGCTCGTGGACTCGCCACCTGCCACCGTCGCCCGGTAGATCTTGTACCCGGTGGCCCCGGTGATAGCAGCCCAGGACAGCCCGACCGTTGATGTGGTGCCGGTCGTGGCGATGCTGACTTCGTTACTGCCGATGGTCTCACCGACTGCATTGATCGCGGTCGCCTTGTAGTAGTACGTCGCCGCCGCGAGCGTGCCGCCCGTCGTGGCGGTCGTCGGTGCAGCGAGAACAGGCGCCGCCAGCGCCGCTGCGACCGTCTGAGTCGTCGCAGTCGAGGCCAGCGTCTCCCCCGCAGCGTTGGTCGCCGACACCCGGTAGGAGTACGTCCCTGCCGCGAGCGTGCCTCCCGTGGTGGCGGTGGTGAAGGCCGCGTTGACCGGTGTGGTGAGGGCTGCGGCGATGGCCCGTGAGACCTCGGTGCTGCCGATGGTCTCGCCGAGAGCGTTGAGGGCGGTCGCCTTGTAGAAGTACGTCGTGCCGGCCGCGATGGTGCCGCCTGTGGTCGCGGTCGTCGGCGCAGCCAGGACGGGGGTGGCGAGCTCGAACGAGGCGCCTGAGGTGCCGTTGGTGTTGCGGCGGATGGTGGTGCCATCCGGGGCCTGGCACACGTCCCCGGTCACGTAGGCGGTCGACGCCCTCCACTTCGAGGCAAGCGTCGCCGAAAGGGCGCCCGCGGTGAGGGAGGCGGGGTCGTTGATGCGGGAGGCGACAGGTCCGTCAAGGAACGTGGCCGGCGCTTGTGGGACGTAGGTATTCTCGGCGTCCGAGTACGTCAGAACGTGCCCGTCAGTGGGCTCCACGTAGTCACTGGTGCCGCCGATCACGTAGCGCGTGACCGTCTCGGCGGCGGCCTGGTTGGCGTTGACTGACCACCGCGCGTCCGGTGCGCCCGTCGCGTCGAGGATGTCGCCCGTGTCGGCCGTGAAGCCGAGCGTCGAGTAGTCCAGCCGCGGGCCGTCGTAGTTATCGAGCACGTACTTGGTCACGAGGACTCCTAGTCAGATCGCTGCTGGCCTATGCTGCTGGCCCATGTGGTGGAAACTCGCGTGGTGGCTGTCTTGGGCGCTGATCGTGGCTGCAGGAGTGTTAACCCTCGACGGCCACAAGGTCTTCGCTGTCCTGTGCGCTGGCTCGGCGGCGGGAATCCTGTGGTTCCACGACCAGGCCCGATGGCGTCAGCGTCAGAGTCAGGCACCCTCGTAGACGAAGTCGATCGTGAGGACGTCGGTGTCCGCCCAGGTGAACGGGACCGTCTGGTTCGCGTTGGCGTAGGGGTTGCCGGCGGTGGTCGGCAGGGTGCGCAGGCCCATCAAACTGCCGGCGCCAACTCCGTACAGCGGGTAGTCAGCGGGCGCCGAAGTGTCGCGCGCGCTACCCGTGAAGATCGGCCGACCCACTCCTGACGCCAACGCGGTCGGAAGGCTTATCGTGTAGCCGGCGCCGGTGCCGTAGGTGGTCGTCGAGCCCATCGTGATGACCACGCGGCCGATGATGAGCTTGCCGGCGGCGATGTAGGACCCGGTCAGCGTCCCGTTGCCGATGACCGGGTCGGTGGTCGTGTTCGTCCACGTCGGCGTGTACGTGGTCCACGGGTCGCCGATCGCCTTGAGCGAGTCGCGCAGCGTGTTCAGGTTCGTCGAGGTGAGGACCCCGGCGGTCCAGGTGATCGGTGATACCCAAGCCATGACAGCCTCCTAGCGTGCGATCAGGTCGGGGCCGTCGATCTCGGATGAGTCGATGACGAACAGCGACGTGTACGGCCAGGCCGAGGACACGTTGAACGAGATGACCCACGACTCGGGGCCGATGGTCTCGGTGTAGCCCTCGACGAAGAACGACTCCGTGCTCGAGCCGTGCTGGCTCGGCAGGTTCGTGACCGTGAACAGGGTGCCGATGGTCGCGGCGAGAATGGCGTCTTGGGTGGCCGGTATCAGGGGCAGGATGTCGACGCTGATGGACGCGACCCGCACCCGTGGCTCGGCGTACTGCTCGACCAGCCACGCGGCTGCCTGTAGCGGCTCGTCGGCGTTCTCGGAGGCGGTCTCCACAGTGCCGGTCGCAGAACCATAGGCGGCGATGCTGTCGGTGTTGGTGTAGCGCGCGACGATGGTGCCGTCCGTGTTGGAGGCGGTGACGTCGTTGAGCAGCGCGGAGGCGTCGAGACGTGGGGAGAAGTCGGCCTCTACCTGCTGGGCGCCCATGTCGAGTGTGAACGCCGCCGTGGCTAGGTAGCGGTCGTCGCGGCCGGTCAGCACGAGGTCGCCGTTGCGGGCGTCGTAGAGCACGCCGTCCTCGGTGGTCTCGACGCGGCGCAGCATGTCCACGACCTGCGAGCCGGTGGGGTCAAGGTGGGCCATCGTCGTTGCTGCGGCGGTGGTGTCGACCTCGGCCGGGTCGATGCCACCGAGCTCGGCGTAGCGCACGAGCCGGTCGCCCGTGGTGTCGCCTGCGAAGCCGGTGAGGCCAGCGGCGGCGTGGCGCAGGATCGCGGCATCAGACAGTGCCGAGGCCCAGTAGGCCACGTGGGAGACCGAGCCGGGGAACGTGATACTAGAGGCCCCACTGGTGTAGTAGCGGTTAGCCACCTGGAGCCCTGTCCCCACGCGTGCGCCCGAGCCGATCGCAGCGGAGGCCACTTCGACGCCGTCGAGGAAGAGTGCGACCTCAACCCCCGGCGTGACAGTCGCGGCAACATGGTGAACCAGTCCGTCATTGACGCTTGTGCCGCCGCCTGCGGAATACAGGACGCCGCCGATGCTCAACTGCACACTGACTCCGGAGCTGACCGTGGCCGAGAGGACTAGGCCGTCAATGGCGGCAACCGGAGTGGTCGCGGCCAGCGATGACGTAGCAAAGAATGCCTCTAGCGTGTAGGGGTTGGTGTAGACGCTCGACGCGGCGGGCGCAATGAGCCCCCTGCCAGAGAATGTCGGCGCGGGGAGGCCGTCGAGCGTCGGACCCGTGCTGGTGCCAAACGAGACGGCGGCGCCTGCTCCGTACTGGACGAGCGTCGCCCGCGAGTTGCCAGAGATGTCGGCGCCACTGACCGCACCCTCAGGCTCAGAGAGTGGATAGTAGCCGTCTGGCTCGTCGGAGAGGATCTCCTCCTCGAGAAGCGACCGAAGCGAGGCAGTCAAGCCGAGGCGCGCCATCCGCGACGACGCCGAGAGAGTCGCCGAGGCGTAGGAGTCCGTGCCATCCCACTCGGTCGGCCACTCGTTGACGAAACCCGTGTAGCGCACCGATTTTGTGCCGCCAGCAGGGGTGACCGTGACACGGATCGGGCGGTAGAGCTTGACGTTCGGGTAGTACGGCGACGACGCACGGCCCGGGGTGAAGCGCCCGTCGCGGTTGTCCAGACGCAGGCTCAGCGTGTTCGCCTCGGCGTTGCCCCGCTCGTCGCCGCGCCCGAAGTTCACGCCGATGTTGTCGCGCAGTTCAACCCACTGCGAGACGTCCGTCCAGGTGCGCGATGCCGCCGGGGTCGCGAAGCCGCTGTCGAAGGCGATCTCCACGACAACGTCACCCATGTAGATTGACGCGGTCACGCCAATCCCAAATCCGTGCCCAGCAGGCGCTTCTCCTTGAGCAGGACCGTGCGGACCTCACGCGCGAACGCACGCGGGTCGCCGAACACGGGCCCGTTGAAGTTGATCGTCAGCCCACCGCCGCCGAGGCTGCGCATCGCGCCCATCGTCTCCCCGTTCGGAGTCACCTTCGCGCCGCGAGGCAGGTTGACCAACTCAGGACCCTGCTCGCCCACCAGTGCCAGACCCCCGCGGTGGAAGTTCGTGCCACGCGCCAGGTGCGGGATGTTCGGCGGGTTGATGCTGATGTCGGGGCCGGGCAGGCTGATGTTGAACTCCAGCGCCGAGTTGATCTTGTCGATCGCCCCATTCAGCAGCCCCTTGACCGCATCCCACACGTTGCCTGCGATGCCCGAGATGACACCGGCCGCGTTCTTCATGCCGTCGACCACAGCGCCGATCAGCGCCTTGCCCGCGTTCTTGAAGTCGCCGATCTTGTTCATCAGCTTGCCGGGGATGCCAGCGACCCAAGACAGGATTGTCCCGCCGATGTTCTTGACCTTCTCGAGCCCCGCATTCATGGCGTTGAGGAACAGGTCCCGCATCAGGCCCTTGAGGTTCGACAGGCCAGCCTTGAACTTGCCCGGGATGCTCTTGACGAAGTTGACCAACGCTGTGACGCCGAGCGACACCAGCTTCTTGATGCCTTCCCACGCCAGGCCCGCGATGCCCTTGAGCGCAGTCCAGCCAACCTTGAACGCCAGTCGCAGAAGGTTGAACGCCTGCTTGACGACACCGACGATGATCTTCCAGGCGCCCTTGAGGATCATCTTGATCCCCTCCCACGCGCCCTTCCAGTCGCCCTTGAGTAGGGACGAGAACACCTTGAAGATGCCCTGGATGACCTTGAAGACGCCGCCGATGATGGTGCGGACGTTGTTGAACGCCGAGCGTGCGTACTCGATGATGTGGGCGCCGAAGCGGTCCCACAGCCCCTGGATCACCGCCACGACGTTCTTGATGGTGTCCTTGATCGCACCCATGTTGCCGCTCACGTCACCCTTGACCGTGCCGAGCACCTTGGAAATGACCTCGCGGATCTTGGCGAAGATCGGCGGCAGCTTCTCGCCCAGGTAGGACCCAAGCGCCTGGATCGCGGGCAGTCCCTTGTTTAGGAACCACGTCGCCATCTTCGTGATGACCGGGATCAGCTTCGAGCCGATCTCCTCGCCCGCCTCGGCCAGGACCAGCTTGAGCCGACCCATCTTGCCCTCAAGGGTGTTCGCGGACGTCGCGGCAGCACCCTTGAACGTCTTCGCCATGTTCTTGTGGATCTGCTCGAGCGACAGCGTCTTGCCGGCGGCGTTCTCAGTCTCGATGCCGAGCTTCTTGAGGCCACCGAGTCGGCCGTCCTCAGCGTCCGCGAGCGCCTTCGAGGTCACCTCGAGCGACTTCCCGCGGGCAGCGGAGGCGTCCATCGCCAGCGCCGCCAGCTTCTGCGCCTCGCTGATGTCGCCGGTCGCCTGCGTCAGCTTCTCGATCGCCGGGCGCAACTCGTCGTCCGTGACGCCGAGCGCGCGACCTTGGGCAGAGATCCAACTCTCTACCGAGGCAATCTGCGCGTCAGTGGCGCCCGCGGTGTTCTTGAGACTGTTCGCGAGCTTCTTCTGAGCCGCCTCGTCCTCGATGGCGCCCTTCGTCATGTCGAACAGGGCCTTGCCGGCGATGACAGCACCAGCCGCGAGGCCGATGGCGGCGATCTTGCCGAACTTCTTCATCTTGTCGCCGAGGCGCGACGTGGCCCGCTCGCCCTGCTGGGCAGCGTTCACGAGGTCGCGAGAGTTGCCCAGGAACTCGATGGTTATGCGCCTTCCCGCCATCAGCAGGCCCTCGCTTCATCAAGCAGGCGCACGCCCTTGGACAGGTTGCATCGCAGATGGGCCAACTGGACATTGGCTCGGGTGTGTTCTCCGCCCCGAGAGAGCGGCACGATGTGGTCAATGGAAGGGGAGGTGGGGGAGCGAGATTCCCACGCCTCCGGCACAGCGTCTCCACAGATGCCGCAGATCCAACCGTCGCGCTCGAAGATCTCGCGCCTACTGAACGACTCCCCGGGCGCAACGCGCTCAAGGATGCGGCGCGCTGTCCGCCGTCGGATCTCGTGACCCTCGAAGCAGTCTTCGCAGAACCGTCTCTTGGGGCGCCCGACTAGTACGCCACAGTCCCTACACTTGCGCTGGTCGGCGGGCACGAACCCGACGTGCCGACGCGAAGCCTCGAGCATGCGAATGGCCACGCACGGCCGACAGAACTTCGGCTTGGGTCCACGGCTGCCGCGCGGCAGGAACATCGTCCTGCACATCTCACACTCACGGGCCACCGGGTCACCTCCGTTCGGATCGGGCTTGCTCTGCTTGGGCGCGCTGCATCTGGCTCACGTACTCGGAAAGCTCGCGGAGCGAGAACTGCTCGACGTTGAGCGAGTGGATGGCGCCGTAGTAGAACCGGGTCAAGGCGGGAAGCTGCTCGAGCAGCACCCGCCTCACGCTTCCGGGTCGTCGCCCACCTTCTCCGTCGCGGTCTCGGTGATCTCGGCCTGCTCGAGGAAGTCGAACCCGATCTCGCCAGCCACCTCGTCGTAGGACAGTGAGCCCTCACCCTTCATGCGGCGAGCCAGCCACACCACGGCGGCAATCACGTCAAGGTCGGGGTCGGTGTTCATCAGGTCCATGAGGCGCGTGAACGACATGCCGGCCTGCTCGCGCAGCGCGCGAGAGTGCAGGGCGTTGATGTCGCCGACGCGGACCTCGTAGACCGAGTCGCCGACGCTGATCCGCACGCCCTCGTCGAGCGCGGACTTGCGCTTCGTCTCGCTGCTGCGGGTGACCTTGCGGGCCGTGGTCGGGCGCGGTGCGTTGCTCATATGAGGTCGTACTTCCTGGCTAGGTCGACGACGGCCTCGAGATACTCGTCGGCGATGCGGTCAGAGTTGGAACGGATCGCGGGATACACGAAGTAGCCGGCGCTGGAACCCGAGCCCCGCCACGGCGCGAACTGCTGCGTCGTCGGGCGACCCTGGCCACCGAACTCAGCACCAGCCGCCGCCGGGTGAGACGAGCCACCCAGAGAGACGCCCGCACCCGTAAAGCGAGCCGCCGCCTTGATCGACGGGGCGACATGCGCCGCGACACCGCCGAGGCTGTAGGCGTTGGAGACCGCGTCGTCGGCCACGACGTTGGCGACCGTGAGGCCCGCCTTCTTGAGCTCGCCCTGCAACTCGCGGCCCCCGATGGCCTTGAGTGCGCGGTTCAGCTCGTTCAGGCCGTTGACGCGCAGGCCCTCCGATGAGGCGTTGACGCGAGGCATGGGTCCTCCTTACCAGGCTAAGGGGTTACATCAGCCGACTTGTAGGTCACGACCACAGGTGACGTCGAGCCGTCATAGCGCACCGCGCCGGACAGTTCCTGCGTGATCGCCTCCGCACCCTCGGTCGCGCCCGACCACTCGTCGAAGCGGGCCGCGGCCAGCGACACCGAGAACTCCGGGTAGATCGTCGTGCCCAGCAGCGTCGGGCCACGCCACACCGCCGTCAGCGCAGCCAGGGCGCCTGCGCGAGTGTCGGACGCCGCACGGTTGCGGTTCGTCAGCGAGTCGAAGTCAGCCGACAGCGAGAACGACGCCTCGCGCCGGCCGGCGGTCGGCTCCTTCTTGTCCGTCTTGGCGCGGATCTGGCGGCGCTCCACGTCGAGGCCGTTGTTGACCTGGAGACTGAACTCGGTGACGTCGTAGTTGCTGCCGCCGATCGTCACGTAGCCGCCGGCCCAGGTGAACGGGTCCATGCTCGCCGGGTACGCAGCCGTTGCCAGCGCCGTCGCCGTCGAGACCTGCATGAAGTCCATGCCCAGGTCCAGCAGCAGGTTCCCGTCCACCGAGTTCGACAGCGTCCACTCCGGGATCTTGCCGCCGCAGAACGTGAACGCCTGGTTGGTGCCGGACGGGTGGAACGGGCGGTTAACCTGCATCGTGAACGAGTCGCCGTACAGCGACCCCTCCGTGCCCGTGTGCGTGTAGACCGTCGTCTCGGCCGGGCCAGTGGTACCAACCGAGCCCATCATGTGCTTGAGCCAGTAGCCGAAGCCCTTGGTCATCACGGTCATCTGCACCGTGCCGGCCGCCCCCGCGAAGTACGGGGTGAAGCGGTCAGAGCGGACGAAGCCAGAGCCGACGCGCAGCGGGTCGCCCTCGGTGCGCCCGTAGGACTCCTCGATGCCCTCGCTCTCGTACTCGAAGGTCCGGTCGGGAGTGACGGGCACACCGTAGGTGACCTCGTCCTTCACCATCAGTTGGTGATCCATCGCGCCCATCAGGACTCCTCGGTGTTGTCACGGGTAGCGGCGGCCTTCTTGGCTGCTCGCGAACGCTGCGGGTCGGGAAGGTGCTCCCAGGTGTCGGGCTGCTTCTCCATCGACGCGGACACGTCGGGGTCCTCAACCTCGACGATCCGGCCGGGCTCAACGTCAACCGCGCCGATCGCGGGGACGTCCACGGCGGTGTCGCCGAGTAGCTTGAAGCGCTTCATGTGGACCTCTCAGGTAAGGCGGGCGTCATACAGGACGGTGTAGGTGATCTCAGAGATGGAGCCGTTCGAGCCATACAGGTTGTTCAGCTCCATCGCCGACATGCGAATCCAGTTGAGGCCCGCAACGCCGAGGCTGTTCTTGTGGTCGGCGATGAACTCCTCGACGATCTGGCCGATCGCGAGTGCCCGCATGTCGGTGTCCTCGGGGTTCTTGCCTACGCCGGAGACCAGCACGACGATGTCGAACTCCATGCGCTCATCGCGGAAGTTCCGTCCGGCTCGCAAGGAGGCTGGGTCGTGGCTGCTGCGGGGGCGGGCGGTGAAGACCTGCTCGCGGCGGCGGGCGTCGTCGCCGCCCTGCCAGCCGTAGGTCACTGACACCTTCGGGTCGTTGAGCAAGGTGCGGATGCCGTCAGCGACCGCAGTGCGCACGGCCACGACGACCGAGCCGGCCACTAGGAAACCTTCGGTACGCGCACGCGGCGAGCCCACGCCATGATGGTGGCGTCCACTGCGGGCAGACCGGTCGGGCGGTCGGGGCCAGCCACGGCCATGTTGATGTTGCCGTACTCGTTGCTGATCGACGTGGATCGCTCGTCGATGCCAGACCAGCCATCCATCGCCAGCAGCCAGTAACGGGCGCCGCGGAGTGCGGCTTCCTTGAGGTCGCCCGGGGGCGTCTCGGAGTAGCCGGCGACGTAGGTCACCGTCACGTTGCCGCGACTCGCAGCAGACCAGTAAGTGCCGGTCGGGTAGTAGAGCACCCCGTCCTGCACAAGCATGGTGTCGACCTCGTGCTGAGACAGCGCCACGTCATCCACGGCGATGCTCGTCACTGAGCGGACGTAGGGCGAGGATAGGAACAGCCCATCGCGGCCAGTGCCGTTCAACGTCTCGGTGACCGTCGTCGGAATGAACGAGGTGTCACACTCGCGCTCGATGATCGCCACGATCCAGTCGTGGGCCGCGACCAGGCGAGCGTCGGGGAAGCGGCTGGTGTCCCCCATGTCGGGGAGGGCGCGCAGCTCGGCGGTGGTGAAGTACGGCATGACGCGCCTCCCCTCGACTCAGGACTTCTTGGGCGTGCGGCGCTTGGACTCGGACGCCTTGATGGCCTTGTCCTCGACCTGCTCGCTGTCTTCGTCGACCTGCTTGGGCTCGACGACCGGCTTGCCCTCGGCCGCGAGACGGGCAGCCTTGCGCTCGGCGAACGTGGCGCCGCGGAACGGGTTCTTGCCAGACATGCAGTTCTCCCTGTGAATCGAGGAGCGGGGCCGCTAGGGCGGGCGGGGTTGCCGCCCGCCCTAGCGGGTTGCGGATCAGACCGCGGTGACGGTGCAGTAGGACTGCGGGTCGAGCGTGCCAAACGCGGCACGCATCTCCGCGAGGATGGCGAGCAGGTTGCGGGTGAAGAAGTCCGCGTGCTGGTCAGAGACCATCAGCGAAACGCCCTCGCGCTCCCACAGGACCGACTGGCGGAAGTCGCCAACCAGCGCCGTGTTCTCAGTCATCGCCTCAGAGACGACGACCTGGAGACCCCACAGGGTGTTGAGCTGCTCCACCGATGCGCGCGGGTCGCCCACCAGGTAGTTGCCCGCAGTGTCCTTCGCGGTGAGGAACCCGGCCGAGTACCAGTCGTTCGGGTGGATGACCAGGGCGGTCGGCTTGCGGCGACCGGTCACTCGCACCGTCTTGATCGCGTCCACGATCGCGTCGATGTCCGTGCCAGCCGAGCCCACCGTCGAGATTCCGGCGGTGTTCAGGATGCCGGTGAAGTTCTCGCCAGCGCCGGAGCCGTTGAGGATCTGGTCCTCGAGCTCCTCGTTGAGGCCGTAGCGCAGGAAGTTGTCCACGAGGGTCCGAACCTGCGCGGCGTCGGAGGCGGCTCGCTTGGTGATCGGAATCCAGTGCGCGATCGTCTTGACCGACGTGGACACGACCTCGAGCGCCAGAGCCGACTCGGGCTTCTGACCGGAACCTGCCGCCTGAGTGGTGGTGTACGGGCCGGGGCTCGTGCCGGTCGTGGTGATCGCGCCCGCGTCGGCAGTCGTCGCCTCCGCAACCGGTGCGGCCGCGTTGGTCTTGGACGTGACCCGAACGAACTCGACCGTGTCAGACGTGGTCGAGCCCTTGGTGACCAGGTCACGAACCGTCAGCTCACGATCGCCGATCAGGTCGGTGACGGGGGCGTAGAAGTCGTTCCGCACCGCCGCGCCGGCCGAGGTGGCAGACGAACCGGTAATGAGGGTCTTGAGGTCGATGCCGCCAGAGAATGGGTTGGACTGGACGCCCTTGACCGCGTTCGGAATGACGCCGTTCTTGGAGTAGCGGCCAACGAACTCGGTGTAGGCGTCGGACTCGGTGAACAGTTCCCCGAAGGTCTTACCCCGCGTGTTCATCGACATGCCGGCGACGGTGAGCTTGTCGCTCTCGACCTTCGGCTCGTTGCCGGAGAGCGAGTTCAGGAACGCCTTGGCGTCGGCCAGGTCGCCCTTCATCTCGGCCTCAGCCTTGACCTGCTCCTTGAGGGAGCCAATCTCGGCCATGCGGTTCTTGATGTTGGACAGGTCTTCGGCGCTGGGCGCGGTGCCAGCGGCGTCGAGGTCGTCAGCGAACTTCTCGAGTCCCTTGACGGCAGCCTCGAGCTGGGTGCGTGCGTTGCTCATGGTGGGCCCTTTCTGTGGGCAAGACGAAGCGCCCGACGAGTGCCGGGTGCGGGGTGGGTGCGCTCAGTCGAGAGACAGGCGCGCGATGTCGGCCCGAAGTCGGGCCATCTCGACCACGTTGCTTGCCGGAGACTTGCCGTCCTCGGACGCGGGGGCCTGGTCAGGCTTGCCGGCGTCCTTGGTGGGGGCCTCGGGGGCGGTTGTGGCTTCTTCGGTGGCGACGCAGGTAGCGCCGTTCTCCACCGCAAGGTCGTGGATGTGCTGGAGCCGTTCGGCGTCCTTGGTGGAGTTGCGCGAGCCGGCCTTCACGGCGGCGTCGTAGGACTTGGCCGACAGGACGACCGACTCGCGGTTGGACGGGATCGGCACGAAGGCGCCGTTCAAAAGCTCGGCCTTGACGATGTGCGGCACGCCGTCCTTCTCCTCGCGCACGGCGCCCATGAAGGCGACCGACGTGGTGCGGATGTGGCCCTCGCGCACCAGCGTGCGGACCTCCTGTGCGCGAGGGATTGAGGAGTAGGTGCCCTTCACGCGCAGCTTGCCGTCGCTGGTGTATTCCGGCACGCCGCTACCCACGGTGGTCGCGGTGGACATGCCGTGGTCGATGTCGAAGGTGATGTGGTCGGGCAGGGGCTCGAAGATCTTGGCGTCGATCACCTCGCCGTCACGGTCGAGGGTCGGCGCCGAGAGGATGACGTCGAACTCGCCGTTCGGGTCGCCGTCCGCGTCCTCGACAGCCTTGACCTCGCCCAGGGCGAACATCTTGGACTCGTGCATGACTACTCCTTCACCAGGGCGCGGATGCGCTCGCGCAGGGAGGCGACGTCGCCGCCGTTGGCTCGTTCGATGGCTAGTGCGCTCAGGACGTGACCAGCCACGTCGGGGTCGAGGTCGCGGGTCAGCGCCTTAGGGTCGACCTCGTCGAGGCTCTGCTGCCACGACAGGCGGCCGGGGATGGAGCGGGCGATCGCCAGTGGCACCACGTCGGCCGAGGGCTGCGCCTGTGCCTGCGCCGTCTGGGCGTCGATCGCATCCAGCGGCAAGGTGGCCGTATTGAGGAAGATGCGGTCGGTGCCCTCGATGAAGGGCAGGTTCTCCACCTTGCGCTTCTCGGCGATCGTCATGTGCGTGGCCTGGTTGAGCGCCGTCTGACGCGCCTCGAAGTCCCCGCGCAGCACCTCGTCCAACAGGAACTCGGCATACACGTCGTCGTCAGGCCACTCAGCCTGACGCAGGTCGAGCTCGATCGCGGCCTCGAAGCCGGGCAGGATTGCGCCCATCGTGTCGCGGTAGACAGAGCGGAACTGCTCAGTGATGTTCGAAAAGGTCGCGCGGTCGAGGATGTGGACAGCCGGCGGCGGCATGTCGTAGGCCGCGCAGACCTCCTCGCGGTTCAGCTTCCGCGTCTCGATGTATTGCGCTTCCTCGGCCGTGAGGGTCATGGGCTTGGGCTCCATGCCCTCCTCGAGCACGAGCGTCACGCCGGTCTTGTCGGCACCAGCCGCGATGTCGTCAACCTGTGCCTTGAGGCGCCGCTGGGCAGGCTCGGACAGGGTGCCCTTGTGCGTCAGCGCCATGCCGGGACGGGCGCCACGCTGCCAGAAAGACGAGGTGGCTACTCGGGCGCTCCACTCGTTCTCCAGCGTCGAGCGCAGAGGCTCGAGCGGGGACAGTCCGCGGGTCAGGCTGTCGGGGTGGAAGTCGGCGAACCGCACCAGGTCGGCGTCAGGGATGTCCTTCATCCGCAGCTTGCCGTTGTCGAAGTTCCACGAGCCGCCCTCGTGAGTCATCGACGCGGGGTGCATCGGGTACAGGCCCACGACGCGGCCACCCTGACGCTGCTTGTACCAGAACGTGTCCCCGTAGATGTCGAACGTCGAAGACGTCCACAGCCACAGCGCGTGCCCCGTCATGCCGGGGTTGGGCTGGCGTAGGAGCTTCGCCATCGGGTGATCGTCGACCCGCTCACGACCCTTGGGTGCGCGGTTGTAGACAGGCAGCGGAAGGCGGGCGGTTGCGCGGGCGCGCTTGCTCACCACGACGTAGACCCAGAGCTGACGCGAGTAGATGCCCGAGTACGCCGAAGGCCAGCCGCCAGACATCGGCGGCATGGACGGGAAGTAGCTGGATGACGTCAGGCTCACCGGCGTCTTGAGGACGACCGAGCCGTTGCTAACGAACACGCGGCCTCCTCATCACGGGCGTTGCAGCCAGGCCACGTCAGCCAGCAGCAGAATCAGCTCCCCGTCGAGCGGGAGGTCGGTCTTGTTCTCGCCAGCGCCGACCGCGGCGGCCTGTCGAAGCACCAGTGCGGACCTGTCAGCGGAGTAGAGAATGCCGTCGAAAGACTCGCCGGACTTCGTGGTCACCACGACCCGCTCACGAAAGCGAGAGGTGAGGATTCGGGACCTCACAGCGTCACCATCCCTCGGGCCTCATAGACGGACGCCTCGGCGCCCTGCTGTGCTCGGTGGAGTGCGACCGTGGCCGCCTCGAGCATCGACATGTCGCCGGTCTTCCATGACCAGACGCGACGAGCGCCAGTCGTCCACGCCGCCGACTCCACCGCGGCATCGAGATCGGCATAGGCGCCGTGCGTGACACCCTTGGACTCCACCGCGTCGTACAGGTCAGCGCACGCCTGTACGTACTCGTCGTGGGTGATCGTGTGGACGGTGGCACCCGCGTCACGCAGTTCCTGCTCGAGCGTCCCGGCCGGCGACTTTGCAATGAGTGCGACCGGGATGCCGCGCTCCTTGGAGATCCGCGCCGCCTCAGCCACGAACATGCCGCGCTGCTGAGCGAGCCTGACGCGCAGGACCGAGCCCAGGTGCGTGACGTCGCCAGCAGATGACGCGGCAAGCGAGGCCCACACGCGGTCAAGGTCGACCGCGACACCTAGCGCTGCGGGTTCGGGGGCCTCGGCCGTGGTGGTACAGGCGGGCCAGTTCGGCATGACGAGCGTCTTGACCGCCTCGACCAGCGGCACCGGCTGATTCAGCCAGAAGCGCCGGAAGTCAGCGTGCGACGCCTGTGGGTCATCCCAATAGTCGGCGATCGCCTCGAGGTCCATCCAGGCGGCGGCGGGACCATACGCCTCGCGCAGTGCCTTGATCCGCTCACGACGCTTCGCGAGGTCCCAGTCCATCGACGCTTGCCGGTGGTCGAACAGGAGCTTGTTGTCGCGGCGGCCAGAGCGGGCGAGTTGCTTGGCGTAGGTGTGCGTGCCCTCGGCCACCGACCGCTCGCCCTCGGCGTACATGGTCGAGGTCTCGAGCATCCAGCCGGAAGCCATCTTCCGCTTGAGCAGGTTCCGCACCATCGTCTGGTGCATCTTCCCGAGCCGGAACTTGCCCGACGCGGGAGGCGTCCAGAGGTGCGTCTCGTCGGCGACGATAAACGTCGACTTGCCGCCGTCCTTTGACTCATTCGAGGCGGTCACCGGCTCGATGAACCCGCGCTTGTCGGGCAGGTTGATCCGAGTCAGGCCCACGTCGAGGCGACCGAAGCGGCGGCGCAACTCGGGAGAACAGGTGTCCTCGTGGAGCATGTAGACCACGGCGTCGTAGGTGTTGCCCGCCTGGCCTTCCTCGGTCGCCACGTTCAGGATCTCGACGTAGGTCAGCGCCTTGCCGACAGGCTCGCCGGGCTCGTACTCGTAGCCCCAGTCGGAGATCTCGCCAGCCTCGGCCCAGTGGTCGAAGCGGCACGGACCCAGCGCCTCGAAGCACTCGATCATCGCGGCGAACCCGGACTTGGAGCGACCCTTCGACCGCGACAGGAACGCGCGGCGGATCTTGCGCGCCCCGTGCTGGTCGAGCTCGTAGGACTTGAGCAGGAACGAAGCGAACTCGTCATCCAGGTCGATCGGCTGGCCCTGCACATCGCCGGGGCCGTGGACTAGGTAGTGCTCAATCCACGAGATCGCCGCAAAGCCGAGCGAGTGGAACGGCTCAGTCGCCGCCGACATCGCCGACCGCCTTCAGTAGACGCTCCCTGCGATCCTTGACCGCCTTCGGCTGTAGCCCCGCGCGAGTCGGTGCGGCAGGCGGTTCGCCGACCTCAAGCTTGAGTCGCGCCCGATCCTCGGGAGTCGCGCCGAACTTCGCAGACCGCAGTCGCAACTCGGCAGCCAGGGACCGGTTGCCCAGCCAGAACTCCGCGTGAAGCACGGCCGTGTCGATCAGGAAGGACCAGTCCGTGTCAGTGAACGTCTGCGCCTGCGGAGACCGGCGCCACGTCTCCCACCAGTCGCACGTCGCCGCCGGCCACTCGAAGCCCTCGGGCAACTCAGGACCGTGCGTCTCGCCGTCGTCCGCGACCACGATCGTCGGGGCGTCAGGCTTGTTGCGGCGAACCCGCTCGGCAGGGTCCTTTGGGGCGGGGCCACGACCAGCCATGACTCCACCTCCGTGACTTTACAAAGTTGCCAGACCCGTACAGACCGCGACAGAAAGAG